ACACAATGTATTGTACTTGAGCATAAAAGACAATGGATTGCTAAAATATTCTCCAAAGGGTGGAATTATTCTGTTGGGTACCATACTGTAAAAATTGTCAAACCTAAATTAATATGGAAAAAAAATCCAGATTTAGATCAATTGATGACTTTTGAAAATACTCCTATTGGAGTTTTTGAACCAGAGCCATGGGATAAAAATTATAAGTTTATATGGTATATCGATCCTAAAGTTAATCCATTAGCAGATAAAGTGTGGGCGATTAGTTGTTATTACGAAGGTTTAGACCACAAAGGTACCAAGGACATGGGATTTGTCAGACCTAAATTAATCTGGGAAAAGAATCCAGATTTAGATCAATCAATGACTTTTGAAAATACTCCTATTGGGATTTTTGAACCAGGCCCTTGGGACCGCTATAGGTTTATATGGTATATAGATCCTAAAGTTAATCCACTGGCAAATAAAGTGTGGGCAATTAGTTGCTATTACGAAGGATTCGCCGATAAAGACATTAAGGATATGGGATTTGTCAGACCTAAATTAATCTGGGAAAAGAATCCAGAGTTAGATCAATTGATGACTTTTGAAAATACTCCTATTGGAGTGTTTGAGCCAGGCCCATGGGATCGATATAGGTTCATATGGTATATCGATCCTAAAGTTAATCCACTGGCAAATAAAGTATGGGCAATTAGTTGCTATTACGAAGGACTTGCTGATAAAGGTATCAAGGATATGGGATTTGTAATGCCAGAAGTTGACATTACTATTAAGGAAGACATACCTAGGATGAATATTGACATCGATCAATGTTATCCACCATTCTGGCAAATATCAAACGAGTGTGCATTTGAATTAACATCAGATCAACATACATTAGAAGACAAGGTATGGGTATTTAAATTTACTCCTAGGTATAGAGAACCTATTGGGTGGGCATGGATAGGTAAAATTGCTCCATTAATTACCCCAATAATGGATGTTATTTTTATCAGTTACAATGAAAAAAATGCTGAGGAAAATTGGAAAAGAGTATTAGAAAAAGCGCCTCATGCAAAGCGAGTAAACGGAGTTAGGGGAATATTTAATGCTCACAAAGCTGCTGCTGAATTAGCAACAACAGATATGTTCTATGTAGTAGATGGAGATGCATTTCTTGTTGACGATTGGGTGTTTGATTACAATCCTATTTTATTAGATAGGAATCAAACGCATGTCTGGTATTCTATTAATCCAACAAATGGACTAGTCTACGGGTACGGCGGAGTTAAACTTTTTCCAAGAATATTATTCAATACTACTAAAGAGTGGACAACATTAGATTTAACTACTACTATAGGATCTGAATTTAGAATAGTTGATAAAGTTAGTAATATTGCAGCATTTGATACAGATGCATATTCAACATGGCGCAGTGCATTTAGAGAATGTGTTAAGTTATATCATAATATATCCAAAGACAAACTAGATCCGGTGCACAGAGAACGAATGAACGCATGGCTGTCAAGCAGTCAAGGAGATTATTGTAAATGGGCAAGATTAGGTGCAATACACGGTGTTCGTTATTGCAAACGTAACCTCAATGAGTATAATATATTGCTGAAGATTAATGATTCTCAGTGGCTAGAAGAAGAATTTAAAAGAATAACAAAGGAAATATTTTAATATGAAAATAGTAATTTGCTCAGGAGGGTTTGATCCGATTCACAGCGGACACATTAAGTTTTTTAAAGAGGCTAAACTGCTAGGAGATTATTTGATAGTTGGCCTTAACTCGGATGCATGGCTCACTCGCAAAAAAGGACGACCTTTTATGCCATGGAAAGAACGGCTAGCTGTGGTATCTAATATGTCTGTAGTTGACGAAGTTATTGCGTTTGACGATTCGGATGGATCTGCTATTGATGCGATTAAACATGTGTTAGGGTCCACAGCATCTGACGCTAAAGTTATTTTTGCCAACGGAGGAGATAGAACAAAAGAGAACATTCCCGAGATGTCTATCCAGGATCCTAGATTAACCTTTGTATTTGGTGTAGGCGGCGAAGATAAGAAGAACTCTAGTAGTTGGATCTTAGAAGAATGGAAAAGTCCCAAGACAGAAAGACCTTGGGGATATTATAGAGTGCTGTACGACATTCCTATGTGTAAGGTCAAAGAGCTGGTAGTTAATCCGGGCAAGAAACTTAGTATGCAACAACATCAGCATAGAAGCGAGTATTGGTTTGTATCAGAAGGCACTGCCACAGTTTACTGGGATCACGGACATTCAGAAATACAACAACACGCCAGCGAAATTATAAATCAACAGGAGTGGCATCAGTTAGCCAATGAAACAGACCGTCCGCTTAAAGTAGTGGAAATACAGCATGGCCCTGCATGTGAAGAAAATGATATTATCCGAAAAGAGTGATAAATAATACGTAAGAAAAACTCCAGGCCTGCATACAGCTAACCTTATATAGCTGTCGAAATCACCATTTGAATTTAGTCCGGCCATACACCAATTTTAATTTACCAAAAAGACTTGCTCAAACAAGTCTTTTGTAATATAATCTTTGATGTAAGCAATCTTACAACTCTTAAAAAAGGAGGGCATACCAATGTCTAAACTACTATCACTAGTAGTCAACACAGTAATAGGCCTGATGTTTTTATCTGGTAGCGTGGCGGCTGCGGAAACGGATAACAGCACAGCATCGCAAGTTTTTAATTCTATTGAATCATTAATAGAATCATTTACTATTAATACTGTTGACCCAAAAGAATTACAGTGCTTGGCACGTAATATCTTTTTTGAATCGGGGAGTGAATCTACAGATGGCAAAATTGCTGTCGGAGTAGTTACTCTAAATCGTGTAGAGGATCCACGATGGCCAAAGTCAGTGTGTGAGGTTGTTAAACAACGAACTCGTATCATACAGACTGTCATGGTGGAAAATAGGCCCACAGAAGTTAAAAGGACTGTTTGTCAATTTAGCTGGGCATGTGCAGTCACTGCACGGATCAAAGAAACAGATCAACGATGGACAGAAAGTCTCGAAGTTGCTCGTAATTTGCTGCAAGGCGATCACAGAGATCACAAAGAATACCTAGGGAATATTCTATATTTTCATGCAACTCATGTTAATCCTATGTGGAATAATTTGAAACGCAGTATTAGAATAGGTGGACATGTTTTCTATGTTGATAAGATCAGTAACCGAAATTAATAAATAACGTAATGCGAATTACAGAATTATTAACAGAAAAAAAAATAGCAGCACCTACTGCTAGTCAATGTTCAGTTGGACACTCACAATTGAGCAATGTGAGATATGGGCAGTGCGTTAGCCTAGGGATGTTAGCACACCGCACCGAACACACAGACGGAACTGGTAAGCAAGGGGTTAAGGGAAGCGGTCGTAAGCTAAAAGGTCGTAAGGCCAAAAGCGTTAAACACGGCGGCCCTGTTAAAAACTATGGTGGAAGCCATAGTTAATCTTCATCATTAGCAAAGTTTTGCACAGCTAATTCTAGCAATTCAAAGTGATCCAAGTCTACGAATTTTTCATCAAGTTCGTAGACTTTTTCTTCATCGCAATCCCAACTGTCAACTCCTAACATTTCCATCATCTCCGAAAACGTAATAGGTTCTCCGCGCATTTGGCTTACCCAAATACATGTAAGGAAGCTACACATGAATATTACTTTGTTATCGTAGACACCGTATTCATCACACCAGACCAGTGTTTGATCAAGGTAATATTCAATGTCATCTATGCGATGCTCGAGTTGAGCAATCCATTCTTTGGTATTGTCTCTGGACCAATATTTCATAGTTTACTCACTTATGTCAAGTGAGCAATTTTCACACTCACAATCTGGGCAATGCTCACATTCGGTGCAATTATGATCACAATGTGCTTTACAACCACATTTACAGTTTAATACAAATCTTTTGTAGTTTTCAAAATTTTCCATAATTGTGTTTGTCCTTTGATAATATTTATAAATTTTAACCTGCTTGTAAATTTTGTTAAATATTTCCATGATAAACATTTCACAAAATGCAAAAGATAAAATAGTATCATTGCTAGAAGAAGAAGCCAATCCAAAACTTAAAATGAGAACGTTTGTACAAGGTGGCGGGTGTTCAGGCATGAGCTATGGATTTACGTTTGACGAAGAACAAAATGAAGATGATTTTGTTATTGACGTTGGCAGTTATACTGTAGTAGTTGATTCTATGAGTATGCAATACTTAAACAATGCGACTATTGATTACAAAGAAGATTTAATGGGCGCATCTTTTAGTATTGATAATCCAAACGCCGAAACTAGCTGTGGGTGCGGCAGCAGCTTTTCTGTAAGAGATGATTTCTTTGATGACCACTTTTTTGATTGACAAGTTTAACAATTTTTGTTACAATGAATAATTGAATACAGAAAAGGTTATTATGAGTAATTGCGATAGTATTATTCGATCACTAGAAGATCATCCAAGCAGATTAAACAAAGAAGCTATACTAGAGGCAGAATCGAAATCAAATAATCAAGAATTATTTGAAGGTATTCGTCTATGCCTTGATAACTTGACCACGTTTGGAGTAAAGAAAGTTCCTACACACAGCGGGCCCGACGGACAAGGATTGCCTTGGGCTGCGTTCAAAGAACTAGCTCACTTGCTATATACTAGGCAGCTTACAGGGCACAATGCACGGGATGCAATTGAACTGGCACTGACTGCAAGCAAGAAGTCGCAATGGAATGATTGGTACAGAAGAATCCTAATCAAGGACCTGCGCTGCGGAGTCAGTGAAAAAACTGTAAACAAAGTTCTAAAAGGAACAGCAATTGCGCCTGTGCCTGTATTTGAATGTATGCTCGCACATGATGGGGCTAACCATGAGAAGAAAATTACAGGTAAAAAGTTACTTGAACCCAAGCTGGACGGAGTTAGGGTACTTACTGTAATTAATGCACAGAACAAAACCGTTACGCAATATACACGCAATGGCAAGGAACTAGAGAATTTTAGTCATATTACTCGGGCAATTGAAGCAAATATAGAATTGTTTGAACGCAGCATTATCCTAGACGGCGAAATGGTTAGTTCAAGTTTTCAGGAACTAATGAAACAAGTACATAGGAAAAGTGATGTTAAAAGTGAAGATGCAAGGTTAATGTTGTTTGACATTATTCCTCTCACAGAATTTCAAGCAGGAAAAAGCACGCTGGGCCAAAGGAGGCGCAGTAATCTGTTGCGCTCAATGAAGCCTGTATTTGATAAAATCGGCAGCATTGATATTATTCCTCAAATAGAAGTAGACCTAGATGCCGCTGTTGGACAAATACAATTTAAGCAGTATAACAAAGATGCAATTGATTCAGGATTCGAAGGCATTATGATCAAAGAAGTCGATGCCAAGTACGAGTGCAAACGAAGTGTAAGTTGGCTCAAGCAAAAACCATTCATTGAAGTTAGTTTGACCATTGTAGGAATTGAACCAGGGACAGGAAAAAATGAAGGAAAAATGGGTGCGGCTATCTGCGAAGGTACAGAGGACGGTAAGTTCATTAGGGTTAATGTTGGATCTGGTTGGACCGATGATCAAAGAGCCGAGATTGATAACACAGTTATCGGTCAGGTCTTGGAAGTCCGCGCAGATGCAATCACTAGGAGCCAAGATAGTGAAGATGTCTACTCATTACGATTCCCGAGAGCGATTCGATTCCGTGGTTTTACAGCAGGCGAAAAAATATAAAATGAATAAGTCAGTGGTTAAGGATATTATCTACGGTGGTATCGTTGAAATGATGAACAACCGAGACTTATTTTACAATAGTAGTGTAAACACCAAATATTCGGAGTGGACAGCAGCAGGCATTATCGCATTACAAGAATTCTTGCAAGCCATGTCTACCCAGATCTTAGATTCACAGGAAGAAGACTTAAATAAAAGAGCCAAAGAGATGGTTATTAATGGACTTAAAGGAGAAAAAGTTTAAACATGGCAAAAGAAGATGTGATTAGCCTTGACGGCAAGATCGAAGAAGTGTTACCCAACGCAATGTTTAGGGTAAAATTAGATCAAGGATCATCGGTGTTAGGGCATATCAGCGGTAAGATGCGTCAAAACCGTATTCAAATATTAGCAGGTGATAAAGTCTGTGTAGAAATGAGCCCGTATGATCTAACCAAGTGCAGGATCGTATATCGCACAAAATGAAATATAGTATGTAAAAGTTTAGTTCATAAAAAAAGCCCCATATGGGGCTTTTTTTATTCTAGGTAGTTAGCCCAGGATGGGTGTTGCATATCCCATTTTTGGTTCTTACGTTTTTCAACAAGTTGAAAATAGTTAGGCTTGTAAGGTTTCTTTACAGGCACAATTTTCTTGTTATTTCCTTTTGCAGCATTACATGGTCCACATGCAGTTACTGTATTTTCAAAGGTAGTCTTACCACCGTGACTAACGGGTAGTACATGGTCTAGTGTAGCTGTCTTTTTGCTTACATCATCACCGCAGTATTGACATTCGTAATTATCTCTTAGAAATACGTTTTGTTTGGAATAGCGAATAGTCGCCTTTCTTTTTTCGTATTCACGAAGGATCATAACCGCAGGAACTTGTGTTTGCCAACTTGCACTGTGAACAATCCAATCTTCGTAGAATTCTAGCACGGTTGCCTTTTCAAGGACCATGTATTTTATAGATTCTTCCCAGGGAATGATACTAAGTGGGAGCCACGAAACAGGTGCTCCGTCGGCGTTAAGCATTAATGTCGACATATTATATACTACTATTTATCCATATTAAAACACCTGCTAAGTATAACATATAATCTATAAAAAAGCAACTAAATAGTCATATGAGCTATTCAACCATCATCCATTCCAGTATTGTTAATCCAGCTAAACCGAGTATTTCTATAAAAGAAATGCAGGATCCGATTGATCATGTAACGTTAGACGTTCCGTTGCTAATTCGTATTATGGAATTATCACGCGAAGATATTAAATCAGATGCAGAATTGCATCAAGTTGTAACTAAAATACTTGCACTTAAAAACAAAGGTGTATTGACTATGCAGGATTACGATAGCATTGTACATCAAGGTGATCAGGGCCAAATGGAACTTGAATCTATTAAAAAATTAGCAGGAATTTAATATATGGCTATTCAAATAATTAATACTGGAACTAGTGCTAATGCCGGAAATGGTGATAGTGTACGTTCTGCATTTACTAAAGCAAATGCTAATTTTATAGAATTATATTCTTTAATCAACAGTGTCTCTTCGTTAACTAATGGAATATATTCTTTTACTCTCGGCACTGATGGTAGTTTGAATTTTCCAGATAATACTGTGCAGGCAACTGCGTATCCTGGATTCGTTGCAGGGATTCCTACATCGAGCACTAGTACCGGGATACAAGGACAAATTGCTGTAAACAATACAAGCATGTATGTATGTGTTGCAACTAACTCATGGTTAAGATTCGATGGCGTGGTATTCTAAGGTTAAATAGAACTATGAGAGCAACTGAAATTATCCGAGGTGTACTTGATCTAATCGATCAACTGGAATGCGCCCAACAATCTGAACCAGACGTGGTAGCAATAGCGCCTGTTGAAGACCCGATCCAAACAGGAGTTGATACCAATAGATTTAAGCAAATCTTTGATATGCTATCTTCTCAACAGTCACAGATGTACGATAATAGCCCTGCAGAAGTTACAGCAGGTATAGAATCAGTTACTACTAATGCAGGCGGTGGATTAAATGGTCCTAAGAATCCTGCAGATATTAGGGCAGACAGTATCAGCATGTTCCCAGCATATCAATCGGAGAAAAACTAATGTCTCTAAATGGAATTGCACATTTATCAACTAAGGCTGCTCGTCAAAAGGCAAAGCTAGATTTAGCAGCAACTGACAGAGCAGCAGACGGCAATACTAGAGACACATACGATATTACACAATTACCTACAGTCTACTCAACTTCTAGCAACTTAACTAGCAATGTAATAGACAATCCTAACGTAGGCGGATTAGTTTACGGCCGACCTTGGATCTAATATGGCAGTTGATCGTTATCAAAGTAGCACAAACTATGAACATCCGCAAGAGAGCAATCTCCTAAACCTTCATAAGGCCATGGAGTACAACGCCCTTGGCCAACCTGTGCTTCGTACTACACTTAAAGTAGGACAAACAGATGCCTTTGGTCGTATCCGTATGTCTAGTCCTTTTACACTAGGTGACTATAAACACCTATACGGGTTAGATTCCAACTTCATTGATTATGCAGTCAACGGCGGCACTGTTACATTTCAGTCAAACAAGGCATGTGCTAGATTAGCTACTACTAGCAATTCCGCTAGCCGTATAGTACACCAAACTAAATTCTATCATCATTACATGCCAGGTAAGAGTCAGCAGATTCTTTCCAGTTTTAACTTTTATGCTGCTGTACCAAATGTGACTAAACGCACTGGCTACTTTGATGACAACAATGGTATCTACTTTGAACAAGCAGGGGATGGCACACTGTCTTGGGTCATACGCAGCTATACCTCCGGAGCACCATTAGAAGTGCGCAAGACACAAGCAGAGTGGAATATAGATACTTGCAACGGCCAGGGCGGCAGCTTGTTCAACATAGATATTACTAAGACACAGTTAACATTTATCGAGTTTCAGTGGCTAGGAGTCGGTTCGGTTACAGTAGGATTTGTTCACGATGGTGCTTATATACCTTGCCATATATTCCATCACTCAAATGATTTAACCACAGTCTATATGAGCAATCCTAACTTGCCTGTACGCTGTGAAATCGTAAACACGGGTGCTACTACTGGAGCATACTTTGATCAAATATGTAGTACTGTGGCCAGTGAAGGCGGATATGTTGAAGCAGGTATCGACTGGGGCGTAACTAGTCCCACATTACGAGTTGTTACAGCAGGTGCAACATTGCCTATTATGGCCATTAGATTAAAAACTGCTTATAAAACATATGCTAATCGTATGATTGTGCGTATGGGCAACCTTAACATGTTTAGTGATGGCGAAAGTATTAAATGGAGATTATTAAAACTTCCGGACAGTACTTATCTTAATGATACTACCTGGACAGATGTTGACGACGACAGTGGAGTACAATACTGTGTAGACATGAACACTTGGACTGATGGTGATGAACTAGACAATGGGTGGGTAGGAGCTAGTACCCAAGGTAGTCAAAAGGCAGGCGGAGCACCCGGTTCTAATTTGCCAAGTACTGCTAAAAAGAATTTCATTGTGCAAAACTACGACAGCACCAGCAGTGAAATCTATATGATAGTAGCAACTAACCTTGGAAGTCAAAGTACTAATGTTGGTGTTGGCATTCAATGGCGAGAAGTTTATTAAAGGATACAAATGAAAAAATTATTGTTAACACTATTAATTGCTGTTGCAGCATTACCTGCACTGGCACAAAAACAAAAAGAGGGTGTAACATATGATGCTGTAATTACCCGAGTAATTGATGGTGATACCGTTGCATTTCAAGCACCATTTTTACCAGCACCATTAAAGAAAGAACTAAGCATTAGAGTGTTTGGTGTAGATACTCCGGAAAAAGGATTTAGGGCGCAATGTCCTAGCGAAGCACAACGTGGTGAAGCAGCAAGTGCATATACCAAACAGCTAGTAGCAAACAGTCAAAAACGCCAGATCGTGTTAATGGATTGGGATAAGTATGGTGGTAGAGTGCTAGGCGATGTCATACTCGATGGACAAAGTTTGCGAGCACTTTTAATACAAAACGGCTTTGCAAGAGAATACTACGGAGAAGCGAAGACTTCTTGGTGTAACTAACCCTGCCTTAGGGACCGTTGTCGTCACGGAGTGAGCTTGCTCACACAGGCGTCCGCGCAATTGAACTGCACCGCGTAGTGTGCCGGGAGATAAAGTAACTCCCACTTTAAGGCATATACTGCCTTATATTTTTTACATCTTTATGACCGAATTAATTTACACACTAATACTTACACATATCACCATTGTTTGCGTTACTTTATTTTTACATCGTGGACAAGCACACAGGGGAATTACATTCCATCCTGCGCTAGAACATTTCATGCGATTTTGGTTATGGCTTACTACAGGCATGGTTACTAAACAATGGGTAGCAATACACAGAAAACATCATAGCGCAACAGATCAAGCGCCCGATCCTCATAGTCCCCACATTTATGGAATTTGGCATGTTTTATTTAAAGGAGCTGCTTTGTATCATGCAGCCAGTAAAAATAAAACATTGGTTAAGAATTATGGAGTAGGAACACCAGACGATTGGATAGAGCAGAATCTATATACCAAGCATAGTAGATGGGGTATTATGTTAATGCTCATTATTAATTTAATACTATTCAGCTGGGTAGGATTCCTAATATGGGCCATTCAAATGTTATGGATTCCGTTTTGGGCAGCAGGTGTGGTCAACGGAATTGGTCACTGGTGGGGCTACAGAAATACCGATACCAAGGAAGAAAGTACCAATATCGTGCCTTGGGGATTTATAATCGGCGGTGAAGAATTACATAACAATCATCACGCAGATCCTGCTAATCCTAAATTAAGTAGACGTTGGTTCGAGTTCGACGCAGGGTGGGTGTGGTTTACGTTGTTTAGATATATTGGATTATCTAAACTAAATAGTAAACTATGAGAGCTAAAGAATTTTTATCCGAATCAGACGGTAAGACTGTTACAATTAACATTCCTATTACAATAACCATACCATCCGGCAGTGGTGATCCTGTAGTAGCAGCAGCGCCAGCTGCCGATGGAGGGTCTCTTCCTTTAGCGCCTGTTAATGTATTTCCATTACAACAAGAATTAGAATTATTAAAACATCAAGAAGGAAAACGAAGTAGAGTATTGAATCAAATACTAGACGACAACGGTGCTGCTTCTGAAGAACCTGAATCAGTTACTAAATTTGACGTAAATGAAAGTTTTGACGATCTGGTTAAAGAGTATAGACAATTAACAGAAAAACAAATAATTCAATAACTGAGGATTTTGTAAAGTGCCCGTACAAAAAATAAAATCCGGAAGAGTTTTAAACCCAGGAGTAAACCAATTTATTGGTGAAAAAGGGACAATATTCTTTGATGAAGATGTAGGGGAATTACGACTTTCAGATGGGCATACACCGGGTGGTATTCCAATTACTTCCGGTGGAACGGATACATTTGTATTATCAGTAGCAACTACCAGCACATTAGGTGGCATTAAGGTAGGAGCAGGATTAAGTGTAACACCGGATGGTACACTATCAGCTGTGTCAACTGCTACTTTGACAGTTAATTCCTTTACAAATATCAATACCATTAATTTTGATGCAGGGTTACTGGTAACAAATACAGGTTCAGCAGTAACAGTAACTGGAATTTATAGTTCTAACTTAGATGGTGGGTATCCGAATTCTATTTACGGTGGTGTGCCTATACTAGATGCTGGAGGAATATAAATGGCAGTTCAAATACAATTAAGAAGGGGAACTGCCGCAGAATGGGCATCTGCAAATCCTGTACTTGCCGAAGGCGAATTAGCGGTAGAGATAGATACTGGCAAATTTAAATTAGGCAACGGAATATTACACTGGAATAATATTGACTATTCTAGCGGAGTTGCTGGCCCTGCTGGCCCAGCTGGCCCTGCTGGTGCAACTGGTACTAATATTATTAACGAAGCAACTGATGTTGATATTTCTGGGCTAACGGCAGGTTCTGTATTAGTCTACCAGACTAGTATAAATAAGTGGGTAGCATCAACTGACCTAACACAACAAAATTTAGATGCAGGTGAATTTTAAAATCGGAGCGCAATTAAATGGCATCAACAATTAGAATCAAGCGATCGTCTGTATCAGGAAATCCTAGTACGCTGGCCGCAGGCGAATTAGCGTATTCAGCATTAACAGACAACGGATCAAATGGTGGTGATCGTTTATACATTGGAATTGGTTCAGAAACGGGCGGTAATGCTGCAAATCACTTTGTTATCGGCGGAAAGTTTTTCACCGATCTTTTAGATCACAATCCTGGTACACTGACTACTAGCTCTGCAATTATTACAGATTCTAATAATAAAATCAGCCAACTATTAGTTGATAATTTAGATCTGAACGGAAATACAATTACCACAACTGATAGCGGTAACTTGATTTTAACTGCTGGCGGAACAAGCAAGATTAGTTTTTATAGTGCTTATACATTTCCTAGAACAGACGGGAGTATAGGACAAGCACTAGTATCCGATGGCGCTGGCAACTTAACTTGGGCAGGTGTAAGTGTTGCAACAACTGCAACTAACTTAGCAGGTGGAACTGCTGGCCAGGTAGCTTATCAAACAGGGCCAGGTACAACTAGTTTCTACGGTCCAGGTACCTCTGGACAAATATTAGTAAGCGCAGGAGCATCAGCACCAGTTTACACTAGTACTAGTAGTATCTTTGTTGGGCGTGCGGCAACAGCAGATGCATGGACTTCTGCCAGAACTATTACACTAGGCGGAGATTTAACTGGTTCTGTTCAAATTGACGGAAGCGGAAATGCTACATTAACTGCAACCATTGCTACTAATAGTGTAGCACTAGGTACAGATACCACAGGCGACTATGTATCTAATGGAGCAACTAGTGGTTTTGGTATAAGTGGCAGCACTACAGGTGAGTCACAGACATTTACTGTAACTGCAAATTCTACAAGTTCTAATACTGTTAGCACAATAGTTTATAGAGATACAAGTGGTAATTTTAGAGCAGGTTCTGTTGTATTAGAATCTGTTACTGGTGCAACATCTACAGCATCAGGTGCATTACAAGTTGCCGGAGGAGTAGGCATTGGCGGCACATTGTATGTAGGTAATACTGGTACATTTAGTGGAACCGCAGCTAGCACCACTACAGTTGCTAATAACACGTTGCAGGTCCTAGGCGGAGTAGGTATAGATGGATCTTTATACGTTAAAGGTCAAGCAGTTTTCCAAAACGATGTTGTATTCAGTGGTACAACTACATATGTATTTTCGACACAAACAGTTTACACAGATAACATTTTAAACCTACATGCTCCAAGTGGTGGAGTTGGTGGAGCATGGACTGTTGATGACGGTAAAGATATTGGATTTGTTTTCCATAATTATACAGACGGCGCCGACAACGACAGTTTCTTAGGCTTTGCTAATGATACAAAATACCTAGAATGGTATGTTAAAGGCACAGAATCTACAGCTAGTACATTTACCGGTACCATTTACGGAACATTTAAAACAGGCGGAATTGTATTAGTTAACACAACTGCAAGTACGACTACTTCAACTGGCGCATTAACTGTTGCCGGTGGTGTAGGAATCGGTGGTAATTTAAATGTAGGCGGAACTATTACTGCTACAGGCGGAATTACAGGAAGTATTACAACTGCGACTAACCTAGCAGGCGGAACTGCCGGTCAACTAGTTTACCAAACATCGGCAGGTGTAACTTCATTTGCAGGCCCAGGTACCTCTGGACAAATATTAGTAAGTGCAGGAGCATCATCACCAGTTTATACCAATACCAGTAGTATCTATGTAGGTCGTGCAGCAACAGCAGATGCATGGACTTCTGCTAGAACTATTACGCTAGGTGGTGATTTAACTGGCTCTGTTCAAATCGACGGAAGCGGTAATGCTACATTGACTGCAACTATTGCCAGTAACAGTGTAGCACTAGGTACAGACACTACAGGCGATTATGTATCTAATGGAGCAACTAGCGGATTTGGTCTAAGTGGCAGCACTACCGGTGAGTCACAGACATTTACTGTAACTGCAAATTCTACAAGTTCTAACACATTAAACAGCATTGTTTATAGAAATGGCAGTGGTGACTTTGCCGCCGGTGTAATCACTGCAAGTTTTACAGGTAACTTAACAGGAACTGCATCAACTGCAACTAATCTAGCCGGCGGCGCAGCTAATCAAATTCCATATCAAACTGCTGCTGGAGTTTCTACATTCTTATCTGCTGGTACATATGGACAAGTTTTACAAGTAGTTAATACTGCAACAGGTGCTTTTGCCTGGGGCGATATTGACGGTGGAACTTATTAATATCCAGATAGATATTATATAAATACAAGGAGACTTTTTAGTCTCCTTTATTTTTGTCCTTATTAGGGTGTTAAATGTCCAATAAAATTATTCTTAAGAAATCATCCGTTGCGGGTAAAATTCCAACAACTAGTGATCTTACCTACGGTGAAGTTGCATTAAATTATTCAGATGGTAAGTTATATTACAAAACTGTCGGCAATGCTATAGAATATCTAGCCAATGGCGGTACATTTACAAATGCCCTTACAATCACAGATACTACACAATCAACGTCAACTGTTACAGGCGCATTAGTAGTCACCGGCGGAGTCGGCGTTGGAAAGAATCTTGTAGTAGGTAATGATCTATTTGTTGGCGCTGGTGCAGCTGAGACTAGCTTTGTTAATCCCACAATTATTGCAAAAGATTCTGGGGCAACTTATATTCAAGCGGCTCTTATTAATTCAAATGCTACAGGATCTGCTGACTGGACAGCCTATGGTGAAACGGGCACTGACTCACAAGCCTGGGCGAGTTTTGGATTCACCGGAAGCGGATTTAATGACAATAATTATAATATTACCGGTGACAACGATGGGTATCTCTTTGTACAAGGTACTACAGCAACCGGCTCAACTGGAAATCTAGTCTTAGCAACAGGCGAGAAGGGAGAATTAAAAGATATAGTATTTGCCACAGGCGGTTTTTCTACATCCAACGAAAAGATGAGATTAATCGATAATACAGGGCAATTATATTTGCAAACAGATACAGATGCGACTAGCAACACAGATGGCGCTCTTAGAGTACTCGGTGGAGTATCTGTTGGAAAATCACTAGTAGTAAATGATAACTTGTACATCGGCCCAGAATCGTGGACATTAGGATTAACTAACCCAACATTAGTAGCTGCCGACCTTGGCTCTACCTACATCCAAGCTGCACTAAAAAATAATGGAGCAACTGGGTCTGCAGATTGGACCGCTTATGCAGACAATGGAACAGAATCTAACAGTTGGGTAGATATGGGGGTAACTGGAAGTGAATTCAGTGACCCGAATTACACTATAACCGGAATTAATGATGGTTACTTATTTGCATTAGGTTCTGCGTCAACAGGAACCGGAAATCTGGTATTAGCAACTGGCAATTTAGGTTCGGGCAAAGATATAGTATTTGCCACAGGCGGGTTTGATGCCGCTAATGAGAAAGTAAGATTAATTGATAGCACAGGCCAGTTATATGTAAAAACTACAACTACTTCTGTGAGTACTACTACCGGTGCACTAAGAGTAGCCGGCGGCGTAGGTATTGGCGAAAATTTAAATGTAGGCGGTAATGTTAATAATGTAAAAATTAATGCACCGTCTGCAATATCTACATTAACATTAGGTAATAATATTACAGTTAGTATTCCTAGGAGCTTGACATTTCCTGGTGTAGACGGAACATCGACTTATTTGTTAAGCACCGACGGTGCAGGAATACTAAGTTGGGCAGAGCCTGCACAAGGTGCACAAGGTATCCAAGGAACTCAGGGCATACAAGGAATTACCGGTTCGCAAGGTACCCAGGGCGTGCAAGGCCGTCAAGGCACTCAGGGTACACAAGGAACACAAGGTATCCAGGGCATACAAGGATCAAATGCTGATGCAACAGCATTAGTTACTGCGCACGAAGCAGCATCTGATCCTCATCCTCAATACGCTACTATTCCTGAAGTTGCCGATGTAACTGGGGACATTCATGGAGTTGTGACTAGAACTGCATCGGTATTGTCTTTTAATGAAGGGACTAGAGAATTCAGTATTGCACCCGCATCATCGTCATGGACTTATTATTATCATGGTAATCTACATACCATATCGTCTACTTTATCAATAACTTTAGCCAATACATCAGGTGCAAGATTTATTAGAATTGATCCCAATACAGATACATTAATCGAAGGCGGATCTGTACCAGACTTTGCAAATGATACAATTGTAGCTTATATCTACTATAATGCTGCAACTGGTAAAGGAATTATACTAGGCGATGAAAGGCACGGATATAAAAGAGATACCACCTGGCATTCAAATCAACATTTAAATGTCGGTACTGTATGGAGATCCGGTGGTTCTCTAACATATACTTTAGACAATGACACTAGTGTGAGTATCGGTGTCGGTACTCCTCTTAATATCGCAGATGAAGATTTATTGCATACTATTATAAATTCAGCATCTCCTGCCGCAAACTACGAACAGACACTGTCGACTTCTGCATCTCTCGAAGTGTTATACCTTGATGGAAATGGATATTACGCAAATACTACACCAAGTACTACTCCATGGGTTGCTGGAACCTCTCTTGCAAGATATAACTCAGTTTCCGGTGGGTTAGGTTCATTAGTTGATGCAAACGAAGGCGAATATATTACATATTGGTTAATTGCTACTAATGACATTCGACGCCCGGTGAAACTAGTAATGGGCAGAGCATCTCATGCTACTATAGATGCTGCATACGCAGAGGAGTTCCAGGAATATGGGTTGTCTTTTGCAGAACAAGTATTCATGTATCAGATTGTAATTAAAACAAGTTCGTCTTATACAAATAACACACCTAAAGTTGTAATTTCTGCAATTCGTAAGGTACTAAGCAAAGTTGCATCATCTGCTTCTACAGTATCTGCATCGTCGCACAATAGCCTAACAGGAAGAGATTCTGCCGATACCCATCCAATATCTGCTATTACAAATTTACAAAGTTCTCTAGATGGTAAGCAGGAAACATTGGTATCTGGTACCAATATAAAAACAGTTGCAGGTACATCTTTATTAGGATCAGGAGATATTCCTAGTATACAAGGAACACAAGGTGTTCAAGGACGTCAAGGCGTTCAAGGTGTACAGGGAATAGAAGGCCCTACTCCAGAATCTATAACATATACTGTGCAAAGTATCTCGTTAACAGATGGAGTATATGTTTCTGGCGGACTATCGGATATTCAAACATATAATGATGGAAATCAATATATTATTACTGATGGTACCGCAGCAGGCCCAGCATGGATTATCACTGTTGGATTTACAGGAGTAACGTCATTCAACCAGATTAGTTTGAATGTTTTGTATACTCAAAATTCCGGACATACAGTTTATGTACAATTATATAATAATAATACTGTATCTTGGGATAATATTTCTCAGTATAACGGTACAACTGGATATGCTCAATTTCAGTTAGGTATTATCGACGGAGCTCCTTATATTAATGCTGGAGCAGTAAGTGTTAGATTATATCATAATAATACAGGTAGTGCATTACATCAAACCAATCTTGATTATATTGCACTCGTTGATTCTATAGCCGGAGGAATGGGCCCTAGGGGATTACAAGGCACTCAAGGCGTAACTGGTACACAGGGCACTGATGGAACACAAGGAGTACAAGGCACTAACGGAACACAAGGCACGCAAGGAGTTCAAGGAACTCAAGGAGTTCAGGGGGTAACTGGATCACAAGGAACACAAGGAGTTCAAGGAACTCAAGGAGTTCAGGGGGTAACTGGATCACAAGGAACACAAGGAGTTCAAGGAACACAAGGCGTTATTGGAGTGCAAGGCACCACTGGTACTGCTACTCAAGGAACACAAGGCGTAACTGGTACTGCTACTCAAGGCGTTCAAGGTGTAATTGGAGTACAAGGTGTAACTGGTACTGCTACACAAGGAACTCAGGGAGTAACTGGTACTGCTACTCAGGGAACTCAGGGTGTAACTGGTACTGCTACTCAGGGAACTCAGGGTGTAACTGGTACTGCTACACAAGGAACTCAAGGAGTAATTGGGGTTCAAGGAACACAAGGCGTTCAAGGACGCCAAGGCGTTCAAGGTGTAATTGGAGTACAGGGCGTAACTGGTACTGCTACTCAAGGAACTCAGGGCGTCCAAGGAACCAATGGAACTCAGGGTGTAACTGGTACACAAGGTACACAAGGTACATTTACAGGAACTACAACTTCAACTGTTTTTATTGACAATGCAACATCGGCAACGTCTACAGCTACCGGCGCACTGACCGTTTCGGGCGGTGTTGGTATTGGCAAAGATTTATATGTTGGCGGAACAATATATGGTTCATTAACAGGAATTGCTACTACAGCAACGGATGCTGTGAAGTTACAAACCGCTAGAACAATCAATGGTGTTTCCTTCAATGGAACCAGTGACATCACAGTAAGCGCAACTACTACAAATGCACTTACTATAGGAACTGGTCTAAGTGGAACATCTTTTAACGGCTCTAGTCCAGTTACTATTGCTATAGATTCAAGCGTAGTGACACTAACTGGTGCACAAACTCTCACAAATAAAACGTTAGAAAATCCATTAGTCGAAGGTTCATTAAGCGTATATAATACTGGTACTGCATTTACACCGTTTGATTTATCAATAGCACGGATAATATCTAATGTTAACGAGTACTCAGAAGTTTATCATCAAAATATAAACGCAGGATCTGATTCATCCGCTGACTTTGTGGTCTACAATGATCTAGGTGACGGGACATCGTATTTCTTAGATATGGGTATTAACAGCAGCAACTATAGCTCTGTTGATTATCCGATATTTAGTGCTAATTCAGCATACCTATATGCAGGTGGTGGCCCAGGCCAGGGGTCTGAATTATTCATAGGAACTGGTTCAACTGGTAGCGATGTTACTCTGTTTACTGGCGGAACTACTGTAGCAAATAAGAGACTGGTTATTAAGTCAGAAACTGGTAATGTATTAATTGGATCAACTACTGATGATGTTACACATAAATTACAAGTCACAGGAACTACCAAGTTTAATGGTGATATAAATGTCGCCGGTGCAGCATATGCAACTGCGGACATCACAGGAGCATTGCAACTTGTAACCAAACAATATGTAGATAATGCTACCAGTGCCGGCTTACACATTCACACTCCTGTTAAAGTCGAGGCTGCTGGGAACTTAAATGCAACCTATACTACAGGTGGGTCTGCTGCTACAATTACAGCTATTACAGCAACATCATACTTGACCATTACTGGTCACGGTATCACTGAGCTGCACGATATGTTTGTGTTCAATAGTACAGCAAATGGAATTGTAAGTGGAACACCTTACTATGTTAGCGAGATTGTCGATGTAAACACTTTGAGATTTTCATTAACCCACGCTGGTGCTACCTATACATCATTTACTAATGGAACAGGCCTGTCGATTGCAGGAAGGTCTAATGCAGGTGTAGGTGCTACCTTAACAAACGCAGGAACACAAACAAATCTAGTCGTTGACAGTGTTACGTTATCGGTTAATGATCGTGTGTTAGTGTATGAGCAAACTAATACTTTTGAAAACGGTATATACGTTGTTACCAACACCGGAACTGTTTCTACTAATTGGATTTTAACAAGATCTAACGATGCTAATAAGTTTGGTCCTACTGATCCAACACAACTTGGCGGTGGTGATTATTTCTATGTTACCGAAGGAGCTACAGGAGCAGGTGAATCATATGTGTGTACTAATTCTGAACCAATTATATATGGTACCAGTGCAATTAATTTTACACTGTTTAGTGCAGCCCCTGCGTATACAGGAATAACACCTATTAATGTAAGTGGGCAAAATATCAGTCTAACAGGAACTGTAGATGCTACACACGGCGGAACCGGAGTAAGTACAGTAACTACTGGTGACTTATTATATGGATCTGCTGCCAACACCTGGAGTAAATTGCCGTTAGGTGTTGCATACAAGAGTATAGTAGTTAACGCTAGTGGAACACAGTTAGAATGGAATGCAGTAGCATTGAATCAACCTGCGGCTGTTAGTGGAGAATTAGGCATAGTCCATGGCGGAACTGGTGCATCTACTAGTGCTACTGCTAGGACTAACTTAGGATTAGCAATAGGTACCGATATTCCTAGTGTATCAGGGTCTGGTGCAACTGGCACTTGGAACATAAACATTAATGGAACTTCTGCAAATATTGCAGGCGGATCTCAAAATAAAATATTATATCAAACAGGAACCAATGCAACTAATTTCATTATAGCACCTACTACAGCAAGTACATATCTTGCATGGAGTGGCAGCGTATTTGAATGGAGTAGTGTAGCAGGGATACCAGGGACCCAGGGAACACAAGGTGTTCAAGGAGTAATTGGGGTTCAAGGAACACAAGGCGTTCAAGGAACTCAGGGTGTAACTGGTACTGCTACTCAGGGCGTTCAGGGTGTAACTGGTACTGCTACTCAAGGCGTTCAAGGTGTAATTGGAGTACAAGGTGTAACTGGTACTGCTACACAAGGAACTC